CGACAGTAACCGTCCCCGGTAACGGCGGTACGGTAGTAGCCAACGTGGCACAGGGTGTTACACAAGGAAGTACACAGTTCACCATTGGAAGCAATACTCTTTCACCTACCTTGGTGACTATGGAACTGTTGGGATCTTCCGACGGATCTTCTTTCCAGCAATTCTCTCTGGCAAATAATCCTGTTGTCGGTGGATCTATTACCGTGTACGTACAGAATCCTCTGTATAACACAACCACTACAGGAGTCGATCAGGTTGTGGCATGGACCAATGTCACCAGCTTGATGTCTGCTACTTCAAGTGATCCTTCCTGGTCGTACACAGTTGACGACCAGAATATAATTACCGTTCACTTTGGTGACAATGTCAATGGAGCTATTCCTGCTGCCGGATTGAACATCTATGCCAACTATCGTGTTGGTGGCGGTTCTATTGGCAACCTAGGTATCAATCAGATAAACGATATTGCTTCTCCTATTACCGGAGTAACCATTGCGAGCTCTACTGCTACTACGGGCGGTGTTGACCGCGAAAGTATCGATCAGATTCGTAACAATGCGCCTAAGGCTTTTACTGCACAGGATCGTGCGGTAACTGCTCAGGATTTCAGCAATCTGGCTATCACGTATCCCGGTATTGCACAGGCGGGAACACTGGCTACAACATCAACAAACGTTCAGGTATACGCCACTGCCAACGGTAATGTCACACCTAGCCAGGCGCTATTGGATGGTTTACAGGTTTACTTGCAATCCAAGGCTATGATCGGTCAAGTCGTCTCTACTTCAGCGGCTTCCAGAATTGAAATTGCTGCAACCCTTACTGTAGGAATCAGCCCGTTGTATGATCCAAGTACGGTTTCTCTGCAAGTCACTCAGGCTATTCAGAACCTTCTGGCACCTGCAAACGTTACTCTGGGAATGCGCCTTCCAGTAAGCAAGGCATACTCCACAGTCATGTCAGTACCTGGTGTTATCTATACCAATATCACCGTGTGGAATAGATCGGGTGGAGGATTTACTTTGGGAGATATTTACTTGCAGGTAAGCGAGATTCCTTTTATTGCCACTAATCTATTAATCACTCCTGTAGTAACCACAACATAAGGAATCCTCATGGTAGCTATCTATCCTACAAATATTCGCAACTTTACATACAAGACTGACTTCACGGATATTGTTAATGCGGGTGACGTCAACTCTGCATACGATGAGATCAAGGCTATTGAGACCACTTTGGGAACAATGCCACAGACTGATCTCATAGACAACACCACAAAGACGTGGCTGAGTGTGGACGATAGAATGACTGCGTTGCGTAAGAACGTGTCCAGTCCGTATGCTAATGTTGTTATCAATAACGTAAATGCCTCTTTCCAAACCTTACCCTCATTCACCGGTAAGACGTGGGATACCCACAATATGTGGAATGGTTCCGATAAGCTCGTGTGTCCACGTACTGGTGTATATACGATCAGCTACACCGTACGCTGGTATCAAGGATCTCTGCCGGGGACGTTCAACTCTTCCGGATTCATCAAGTCTTCTTTGAAGATGGTAGGAGATACCGATCCATTCATCGGAGTCACCGAGTATTTCCCAGTCGGCTGGACAGTAAGAATTGAGCAGTCTGCTTCGGTAACTGTTCCTTGGGTTCAGGGGCAAGCCTTTTACCTTATTCTTAATCAGAACATTATGCCGAACATTCCTATCTCTGCCAGCATTTCTGCAATGTTCCACAGAGATGGTCCTACTTCTCAGAACCTATAAGGAGTCTAAATGAGCTTAGGTTACGCTATTGATTACTACGGGGTAGCCACCTATGGATATTCTCAGCCTACAGATTACAGCGTAGCCCCGTTCACTGCGACTCAAACAAACTACGGCGAGCTGACTTTGAACTGGAAGTCCGCAAACAGTAAGCCGTGGAAGCAAATGCAGTTGGTACGAAGTTTGTACGGTTATCCGTCCAGTGCTGTTGACGGTACTGCTGTGGCAAACTTCGTACCAACTGCTACGTTTACTTCTCACACAGACAGTAATCTGCTGACTGGAAGAATCTATTACTACACTATGTTTCTTACTCTGGAATCTCCTACATGGAATTCCGGAACAACGTACAGCACAGGAACTATAGTTGTTCTCAATGGAAACTATTGGATCAGCCTACAAAATTCTAATCTCAATAACACCCCAGCAGTCGGATCGGCTTTCTGGGCAAGTACTACTTATGTGCCCACTTGGCTGCCTGCCGGTTATGTTGCCAGTCTTGTGGTAAATGATTACGGGTACTCTTCCTACCTATACGAACGTACTCCGCAACCATACAAGATTACAAGTACGGATATTTTTACAAGTGTAGATATTGACAATCCGGCGCTGTACAACTACTTGTCTGTATTCGGATTTATTCTGGATATGACCAAGACGGAGTATGACTTCTATTTGGAATCCAATAATCCAGACATCGTAGCGTCAGCTAATTTGGATTGGTTGGGTGCTGAGCTGGGAATCAGAACAGACTACCTAGTCAGCCCACAATTGAGAAGAAACCGTATCAGTAACGCTGCCGTCAATTACAGACTCAAGGGAACCGCTCAAGGTATTCACAATGCCATCGCTGCTATTTCCGGTTGGGATTCTGTAGTTAATGGCAGTAAGAATATGACGCTGAATATCGATCAAAGCTACTTGGGTCACCCTATTTACGGTGCTTGGGATGCTACAACGTCTTATCAGACCAATCAGTTGGTACAGTTCAATGGATTCAACTACAGGGCTTTGATGACTACTTATGGGGCCGCACAAGCACCAACAGGCACAAGCTCTGCAAATACCTGGTGGACCCCGTTGATTTCAACTACTACCACGCCTATCTATGACACTACAACTTTGGCGGACCCTCGTTCCCTGAGCACACCTGCTGGTGTATATGGAACGTGGGCACCTAATTCGGGTTCTTTGTCTTCCACAGTTCTTTTGGGTGTTGAGCTACACCTACCGCACCCTACCAATGCGAACATCAAGAATTGGACAGCTTTTGGATTCCGTGCCAACGTTAATAGCGTGACCTTATCCATGTCTACCCCTTTCCAGGGGCAATCACCGACATGGAGCAATGCAGTAAATTATGTTCTAAATAATTATGTATCTATCATCACCGGACCTAACGTCAATATATGGAAGTGTGTCAAGCCGTCTGGTCCTGGAACTGTGTACGGTCCTATTACTCCGGGAACAGATGAAAGATTCTGGTTGCCTATCGCGCAGAATGAACCGTCCGATATTCAAGCCAGAACACAGTTCATCCCGTTGGTCAATACGCGTCACTGGGATAACAACACTCAGTACACTAAGGACACTCGCGTTGAGTATTTCGGAATTGTGTATCAAGCAGTAAGGGATAATATCGGTTCCGCACCTTCTGGATACTACTACTCCAATAGCAATTGGATCTACATTCAGCCTGCGGAATTTACCAATACTATCTCTGCTTATCACACACGTTCCACCACAAACGCAACGGCAGTAACTCCGTTGAGTGAGATGCGCTTCGTTACTCCGCTGACCGGCTTCCTTCCCGGTTCTCTGGGATCAGGTTTTGTGACCAACGCCACTAACACCTATTTGGATAGATTCATTAATGACTACCCAGATTTGAACGGTGTAGATGACAGCACACTGGCTTACTTGGCCAGACCTTGGGCGGCCACAGCAAATCTATGGACAACTACTTACGGTATGGCTGCGGTAAATCAGACAACTGCTGGTACCACCACATACAATACAGCTCGTGTAGCTTTCGGATTCGCCAATGCTTCACTGGCTTTGACTTTCGTTACGGACTATATCGATCCTGTTCACTACGGACATGGAATCCTATTCCGCTATTCGGATGCCAGCAATTTCTGGTATGCGACAAGAAAGTCACTGTACAAGGTAGTAGCTGGTGTTGAGACTCTGGTAGCCACATTCACTTCTCCATTTGTCAATGGAGATAGAATGATGGTTACTACAAACGGTAATAATATTTTTGTTGCCAAGTATCAGAGAACAGGATCTCTGCAAGATCCTCCGACCAATGTTCTACCCGTATCTCCGGTGGTTGATGCGGCTTTGGCAGCGAACACTATCCACGGACTCATTCAAAAGTACTCAGCATCAGGAGCGGTTTAATGGCAGTATTGAAGAAGATATCTCAAGTACCCAATATTACTCAGCTAACGGCACTCAATTCCGCCTGGAATGCCAATGGAGGTGGATATCGTTATGATCTCAATACACACAGCGGAGTTTTGCAGGTATCAAATCCTCCCAGCTTCGTAGGTGCTGCAAAGTACGATGCCCAGAGTTCCAATATCTTCGCCAAAATTACTCCTGCCGTATCCGGAAATAGCGGCGGAGTATATACACAGTTCTCTATTATCAGAGACAGTGCGAACTACGCTGCTATTTCATACGGCGGAGATGGACTACTGAGAGCTGTTGCCGTATCGGACAATATTCCGGAGAATGCTTCTGGTAGTTCTTTTCCGGTATACAACTCCGTAACTCATAAGTGGTGGAAGATTGAGGAGAAGGACTTTCAGTTCATCTTCTACTACTCTCCCAATAGCACCACTTGGACAGAGTTTGCTCGCTTCTTTCACTCTTGGACAGATTACACAGTAACAGCGCAGTATCTTTCAGGATTCAATACAGAGAGTGAAAGCTCTTTTAACTATGCGTACCTGTCAAATGTCAACGTAGTAGACACCAATCCTCCACTAAGCTCCACCCTGTACAACATCGGTGGAGTTGGAGGAACAGATACGGTTACTGATCCCAGTCTTTTATCTGCGACGATTTCAAATTATGGAAATGCACGTTCTTCTTTCCATACTGCTCTGGGATTGCAGCAAGGTGGAGTAACAGACTTCAGCATGATCCCTGGCGGTATCACAAATATGTGGCAGGATGCTGTTGTTACAAGACTGAATCATGCCAACAGACCTACAGTTGCCGGTGGTGCTTCCTTCAACTGGTCCCGAAGTAGCTATTCCCTTTCTGTGTCCTCTCCCTATAGAGACGGAACTTACTTCCAGAAGGCCACAGGAATTAATCCTATAGTTGGTATATTCAATGTTCCGGATCAATTGGCTGAAGCGTTCACCAATGTTCAGGTGGAAAAGACTCCGGGACTTGAGAATCAGTTGAGCGTTAATGCGTCTTACTACACGGATTCCTGTTGCTATATTCCCAATATCCTGACAAGCGGTGGCACTGCCGGATCAACCACAGTGACCAGAAGCAAAGATCAGGCGTTGGCCGGAGATTATTCCGGCAAGGTGGTTTACGGTGGTACCCCTATCACGGATGCAGATGGTAGAAGTGTTTACTACTCTCTTCCCGCAAGAGAAGCATTGGTACCTATTAGCGGTATCCAGAATGGAACAAGAGGAACAGTTTGGTTGAATACGGCAAGAGCAAGCACCCAATGGTATGCGGCTCTGGTCCTTTATGATTCCAACTTCAATATTCTGTCCTCTTCCACATTCAGCGTCGTCGGTAATCCGAAGCTCTCTACGCACCCTGGAGGCTCCGTTTGGAAGTCTGCCAGCGTATCTATCCACTCGTCCGGTACGAGCGCCGCATACGCCGCTGTAGTGCCTGTAGTGGTGGCTTCTGGAGCCGAGACTGTCTACCAGTCCGGGCACTTCATTAAAAACATCAATATCAACTTCACTACATTGCCGACAACGTTCGCATCTCCTCAGGAGCTTGCGATCGAGTTAAAGGCAGACCGTGTGAACTTGATTCGTAATCCTAGCTTCTATTCCAATACCAATGGATGGACAACGGTAACAACAGGGACCACCATCGTTTCCCAGGTCACCGACAACTTCAACCGTTCGGTATCGAATGCTTGGGGAACGGCAGATGTCGGAGGATCTTGGACTGTATCCGGAACTGCGACCGATTATTCTGTCAATGGATCTCAGGGTGTTCATTCTTTGGGAACGTTAAACACTTCCCGAAGAAGTACGATCACTTCCAGCACAGCCACCGAAGACATGTACGTGTCAATTTCTACCGCAGTATTGGCTACGGGAGATTCCATTTATGCGGGTCTGGTGGCCAGAAGTACCGGTGGTGGTTCGGATGAATATCGCGCGAGAATAGAATTTACTACAGCCGCTGGAGTTGTTCTCAGCATCAGAAAGTCTGTGGCTTCTGTTGATACTCAGCTCGGGACATTTACTACTGGATTGACACACACGGTCGGTGTCAATTATCGAATGAGATTCCAGGCGATCGGATCAACGTTACGTGCCAAGGCTTGGTTGGAATCCGGAGTGGAACCAGCCAACTGGCAAATATCCGTAACCGATTCCTCAATTGTTTCCACAGGAAGCGTAGGAACCAGAAGTATTATTGTTACTGGAAATACCAATACTCTTCCGGTATTGGTTCGCTACGACAATCTTCTATTCAATGGTTCACCAGTATCGATTCAGTGGGACAACAGTACAGGATATAACTCTCTGGGATCTCAAAAGGTCAGTGTTGATGTTGTAGGTTCCGGTGTTACCGGAGGTTCTACTGCCATTCTGGGAACCGGTGGGAGATTAGCCTTCCTTTCCACAACGCAATATCCGATTGTGGAAAGTCTGAAAATCGGCCAGACGTATACCGTTTCCGCATATGTAAAGCAAAGTATTAATTGTCCAGATATCACCATGGATTTCCAGGATGCAAATCTGGTAACAATGCTTACGGTAAAACTGTCGACCATAAAGAATAATAATCCCAATGCGACTTTGCCAGGAGGTTGGGTAAGGA